TGGCCGCTTCGAGCTCGCCCGTGAGCTGGTCATCAACCGCCGCTGTAGTCAGCGTGATGCCGGTCGGAGTGAGTCCGTCCAGCAGCGTCACGGCGGACGCTTCGAGCGCCTCGAACCATGACTTCTGCATCTGGCGCCAGATGATGCCGGACAGTTGCGGATTGCCGCCCTGGTCCCACGCCTCACGGGTGATCTCCACCCTGCCGGACACGGCAGAGGGCGTAATGGTCTGCGACGTCGCCACGAACGTTCCCGGGGTCGGCGCGACGCCTTGCACGTGCGCGGCCACGAGACCCGAGGCGCTACTGAACTTCGGCAACACGAACGGGGTCTGATCGGCCAACGTGCCCTTGTTGATCGCGTCCCAAATCGGGTACGTGAAATCCTTCTGATCCACGTACATGTCCGGGCGCTGCCTGTTGGGATTGAGGCTGGCGGCGTCCGCCGTGTCCACATCGAACTGTGCGCGGGCCGGCCCGGCGATGAACTGGTCACTCATCGCTTGGAGGAACTGCGTTGCGCGGCTCATCGCCTCACTGTCGCCCTTGGACCCCGCAACGAGATCCTGACTGAAGTCGTAACTGGCACCCTTGGTCAGGTTGCCCTCGCGGTCGAACCGATAGGGCATCGGTTCGGTCACGCTGGTGGACGTGGTCGGGCGTGGACCGGTCGCGCCGAGCCTGCGCGTCGGGTCCACAACCTCGGGACGCTCCGGCACGGCCGGCGCGGGGGTCAGGTGCGGCACGCCGAGCAGTACGCCCAGACCGCCACCCGCGATGATCGCGTCAAGTTGCTCACGCGAGAGGGTCAGACCGCCCGCGGGGGTCGCCGGCGCGGCCGGGGTGGGTGGCGTCACGAGCGCCTGAAGCGCCCCGGGGTGGGCGAGTAGCGCGCTGATCTGCTCCGCGTTCAGGGCGAGCCCTGCGGTCGCCTGGAGCTGGTTCGCGGGCAGACTGGCGGGAGCGGGACAGGCCACGCCCGCGGCGTGCACCTGTCCACACTGCGTGCATGGGTCCATCGTTGCTGTCCCTTCGGGGGTACGGCTCGCGGCCACCTTGGTTACGCGAGCGTCGTCAAACACGGGCATCGGAGTTAGCGAAACCTCCCGCAGGTCTGCGCGGTGAACGTCCCAAACTCCGTCGTCTTCGTTCCACAGCGCGTCATAGCTCAGGTCGAAATCGACCCCGACCGACATGCCGTCGTCCACTTTGTCCTCAGCGGAAGTGAGCGCGTCATCGCCTTGCGGGCCGCGCCTCACCTTGAACTTGGTAGTTAGCCCCGCGGCGGTATCAGCGAGCTTGAGCGCGTACCCCACACCCTGGCTAGAGTCGTGATGCTTCAACAGTTTCACGCGGTCAACCGCATTCGCTGGCCACTTCAGGGACCCGCGCAGGAATCGGAACTTGATGCCGTACTTGCTGCCCACCACGCCGTACGGCAGGGCCATCCCCTCAATCTCCCGCCGTGCCCGATTGACGCTGAACGACACCATCGGCAGGTCAGCCGTATACGTGCGCCGCTCGTCATCATCGCTGAACCGCAGGCCGGCCAGCGCGCTCGCGTCGCTCGGAATCACAACGTCCTCCGGTTGCGGTAGTGGCGCGGCCGGCGCCGGCTTTGGCTTGGGCGCGCCGGGCGGCATGTTCTCCTCCGCGCGCACCTCCTCCGGGCTCATCACGCCCTTGTCGATGGCGATGCCGTACACCGCCCAGCGCTCGGTCGGGTTGGCGCGCAGGTAATCGTCAAGATCAAATATGACGCGGTGGTTGCGCCGGGTCACGTCGCCCATCGAGAGCCGTTGCGTGATCGCGAGCATGTACGGGCTCAACACGTCGTTGATGCGGTCGCGCCGCCGGTCAACGGCGTTGGTGTACGTGCGGGAGGTGGTGCTCACACCGAGGTCTTCGGGATCGATCCCGAGCGCGTTAGCGAGATCGAGTGATGCCTGTTTCTGGAGCTCGACAAGCTGGAGCTCGGCCGGACTCGGCGTGTCGACCGAGTTGTATTTCATCGCCCGCGGCACCCAGGCGGTTGAGCGCTTTTTGCGCGCCGCTTTCCACTTGGCGAGGATGTCCTTAACCTCGTCGTCATCCACCTCGTCCGCGCCATCCGAGGGGGTGAAGTAGTCGAGCGGTCGCGGGTCATCCGCGTACATCGACGCGGCAGAGTCCAGCAGGATCGCGCGCCTGATCGCCTTCGCGCCGGCCGAGAGGACCGGGGGATTCGGCGAGTCGAAGCGGATGACGTTGCTCGCGCTGACCTTCTGACCGTTGACCCACACCACGGACTCGCCGCGGGGGTCCACACCGGACGGTAGCGGCGCCGTGCCGGTACCCGGCGGATTGACCGAGACCATGCCGACGTCGAGATGTTGGCACTTGGTCGGGAAGCCGGCCCCGTCGCGCTCCACGATGCGCCACCACGCGATCGACTCGAAAAGTAGATCTTCGAGCGTCTGTGCCAGCGTTACCACGTTGGCCACGTCGCGATCGAGTTGCACCAGCAACGGGTTAATGATCGGGCGGTTGGTCGCGTCGTACTGGCACAACGGGAGGGTGCTGATCGAGCAGATCATGTTCCGGCCGCGCTGCACGGCCGGGACGGTCAGCGCGGCGGAGCGGCTCACGCGCCCACCGGACACGCGGCCAGTCATGTCCAAAATGACCTGATCGATAGGACGCGGCGCGGGCTCGCTGAAAGTGTGCTCAGCGCCCGAGAGCGCCACCGCGACACGCGCGCCGAGCCGGCGCCACCATCCCATGCCCGAGATCATTGCACATACTGTGCACGCACAGCCATAGCCGTTCGCTGTGCGCGTGTCAACAGTTAGTCGGGAGCGATCACCAACCGGGGTTTGCCGACCGCTGTGGGCAGCGTCCGGGCGAGATGCACCGCGCCAGCCGTCGCGTAGGCAGCGTCACAGTGCCCGCCACCGCGCCGGGAAAACACCCATGTGTCGCCGCGCTTGAGCTTCTCCGCCCCAAGCACATGCGCGTTGATCAAGGGGTCATCGGAGTGGACGACGCGGCCGGCGGTGACTTGCTCGGCCAGCCCCATGCACACCGCGGCGAGCTCGCCGCGGATCTCCTCCACTGTGACCGATACCGGCAGCGTTGACTTTCGCCCCTCGCGCGGCTTGAGATCCGCCCCGAGAACCGCGGCCGGCCCGACCGGCAACCACCCGATCGCTTGCGGCCTGATCCTGGCCACCAGCGCCGGTAGGTCACGGCGCATCGCGTCGACACACCCGACGCCCTCCCACGCTTTGATTGCCTCGACACGGACACGATCGTCAGGCAGTACCGCGGCGGCCACCAGAGACGCGTGCATCTCGTCGGGCGCGATGTCCACCACGAGTGCCACCCGCGAGCGGACCGCGGCCAGCGTGCCCGGGACATGACCGCGACCCCAGGCGCCAGAGTCCACGGCCGGGTCGAGCATCGGCACCGTGATGCACATGCTCTCGGTCTTGAAACTGGCCAGCGCCTCACCGCCGATCCTCACCGCCCGGTGGGCCTTCGCCAGCAACACCTCGCCATCCTTGCGCCGGCCGAGATTCGGGTTGGCCATCGCGAGTGCGTGGATGTCGCGGGGGTCCGCCCCTTCCGGCGAGCTCCACTCGAATAGCCCGAGCCGCTGATCACCGTCCCCTGTCTCGATGTACCGCAACGCCTCCGCGCGGAGATCATTGAGGACCACCGAGCGCGCGTCGCCAGCGTTGCTCAACGCCCAAATCTGCGCGTCCCACACCGCGGATGTAGCCTCTTCGGCCGCGCCCCAGGCTGAGTAGTCGTGGTGCTGGCGGAGCTCGTCGCAGACGAGACGGTTGATGGTGAGCGACCGGCCGCCCTCCTCGTTGGACGCGGCGATCTTGTACCGAGCGTCCTCGGTGGTTGTGCTCTGCTGTTCGCCGTTCGTGTCGCGGGTCCAGCGGCGCGGCCCGCGCAACTCGGCGAAGTCGGGTGTTGCCTCCGCGAGCTTGACCGACTTTTGCCACGATTCTTTGGCGTATTCGAGCTTGGTTGATGTACCCAGGATCAGGGGGAAAGAATCAACAAACTGCCAATACAGGGTGAGGATGACCAATACTTCTGTTTTGCCGTTCTGCCTCGCGACCAGGACCAAGACGATGCGGAAGCGCGGGCGCCCGTCCGGCAGGAGTTCGCCCGCGTGGATGGCGAGCCACTCCTCCCACGGGTCCATCGGGTGTCGCAGCGTGTGCCGCGCGAAACGCACCTGCCTGAAACCGACGCTGGTCTCAGGGGTCAGCTCACGCAGGGGAGGAGTCCAAAGCCTAGGTTCCGTGCTGCCGAGTACGCTCGTCGCGCTCGCGACGGAGCCGCTCGAACTCGCTCTCAACTCGTGGTCCAGCAGTGGCGCTGCCATTGATCGTCACCCCCCGTGCGGCGGCCGGAGTAAGCCCGAGCGCCACTAGCGCGGCGAGCAGTTTCGGGCCGATGTCGCTCGCGACCGAGTGCGCGGCCAGAGCGTCCGTGACCTTCTCCAGCGCCTCGCCCGCTTGCGCGGCGGCCAGCGGCTCACCGAGCCCAACCATCATGTCCAGTCCGCGGCGTAGATCGCGCAGGGGTGCGCGGTACTTGCTGGCAGGAGTCGCGTTGTCGATCAGTGCCGCGTAGTGCCGGGCAAGCTCGGCCGCCGCGCCGTCCTCATTACGGATCGCGGCGGCCGAGAGCGCCACCTCGACCGCGGCGGCCATCGGTCCGGGGTCGAGGTTACGGTGCGTCATGTCCGCTATCCACCGAAACTTTTGGGAGGAATCGGGACATCCGGGGAGAGGGACAGGACACGTAGGCAGGGTGTCCGGGATGTCCGTTTAGGAAAAAATGACCATCAATTTGGTGAGATTCGTCCCGAAATGGAGCGCAACCACTCTGCGATTTCGTGCAGACCCACGGCCCCATCCACGATGAGTACAACCGCGGCGATCGCCAGCCCCACCAGCGCCGGCTTGCGCCAGCGTCGCCAACCCTTCGATGTGTCATCCATGCACCTACCATCTCGTCACCGGCCGTGGTTGCGGGTCAGGCTTTCGGTTAGGATCGCCGATCTTCAGATTGCACGCCATGCACGCCGCCACCATGTGGGCGGGATCGTCCCCCGTGATTGCCCTGCCCTTGGTGTGATGTACGCAATCGGCCACACCGACACAGACACCAGGAAGCTTGATCTTGCATTGATATCCGTCCCTCGCCAACACCTGCGCGCGCACCTTGCGCCATGCGCGCGTGCTGCCCTTAGCCCATGATCCGCTCACCAGTAACCCCCCTGACTAACCGAGGACACGCACGGCAGCGCATCTAGTCGCATCGATGCGAGGCGGTGCGAGATCGCATCGGACAGTTCACCGCGAGTACCGGAAACCGGGATACGCATCTGCGCAGCGATGTTGAGCTGTCCCTGCGATGGCTCCAGCGAGCGCCACCGCGCACCCTTGCGCGTGAGCGCCTTGCCCTCGGCCGCGTACTGCTCGCCCCAGCTCATCGCCATGGACAGATCCAGTCCCTCGCGCAACCACTCGCCACCCTGACCGCGCGCCGGACACCGAGCCACCGAGTAGGCGCCCGGATCGCTCGCCGGTGCAAGGAAGATGATCTTATCGCCAGCGGATAGGAACCAAACGCCGCGCTCCGTGCGCAACCATGCCTGACGCGACAGTCCAAACAGGTCGACGATCTCGTGCGCGAGTGGCCCGTCAAGGCCAGCCTCGCGCAGGAACGCACCGCCGTTGCCCTCGCTCGTCTCGACCATCTCCAGTAGGTCGAGCTCGTCATACTCGGCAAGATCGTCCGGTAGTTTCTCGACGCGATCCGCGCCGACCAGATCGACCACGGACGCGAGCCGGTGCCGCCCCGTAACGCCCACCACGTCAAGGATCAGCGCGTCTGCCTTGCCGGGGTACGGGCGCAGCGCGCGGCCGGCCATCTGCACGTACAGAGGCGTGGAGCTGGTCGGGCGCGCGATGACCACGGCCGAGCACCACGGCGCGTCAAAGCCTTCAGTCAAGATCATGCAATTGTGGACGACCTGGATCGAGCCGTGCGCGAACTCGCGCAGCACCCTGCGCCGATCGGCGAGCGGCATCGCGCCGTCAATCGCCGAGCTCTTGATCCCCTCGCCGTTGAACGCCTCGGCACCCTCGTACGCCATCGCCACGTCCGGCCAGAACGCGATGCCGCGCCGTTGCGCCGCGTGCTCGACATACGCCCGCGCAATGGCTTTGGGCGCCAGCGCAGCATGCATGGCCTCGCTCAGCGCGCCATCCCGCCAGTCACCACCCGAGCGCGCCACCTGTGACAGGTCGAGCCCTTCGACCCGTATCCGGATCCCCTTGGCGTTGACGAGGTGACCCTCACGGATCATGTCCACAATGTCCCGCTGATACGCGACGTCCTCCCACACCTGCCCGAGCGCGATCCGGTCCGAGCGCCCAAGCGTCGCTGTCACGCCGAGCGCGTACGCGCCCACGGCCAAGTCCGCCCCGAAACAGCCGAGATCCCTCAGTACGGCCATGTACGTGTCGGCCACCGCGTGGTGGCACTCATCCACGATGACCAGGCGCACTCCCGCCGCGACCAGCTCAGCCCGCCGCGCGGCACCGCCCGGACCGCCGAGCGACTGCACGGACGCCACGATGACGTCCACCCCGGTCACCTCACGCCGCGCGGCCTTGA